ACAGGAACTTTTGATTCTTGTTTATTTATAACTACTTTTGGTTTTATTACTTCATTAAAGTAATACATAATTGCCGCATCAACATCCATTAACCCAACTGATACATTTTGTGTTGTATCTTTTCGTTGGTTTGTTTCAGAACCTCTACCTCGTTGTAGTCCTCTATTAAGTTCTCTACCTGTTAGTAATCGTTCTTTCTTTGGTAATGGTTTTGTTCTTGTGGCCATTATTCAACTCCGAGTTCTAATCCAATCCTATCTGAATATTCTTTTTGTGTATTAACAATATTATCAAATGAATATGGAATTAAATATCCTTTTATACTTAAATCAAATGTGTTCTTAATAATTCTTTCTTCTTCAAATTCTGATGCGTCTGTAAAAGATGTTATACCAGCTTTAAACTTAAATTTGTCTGGTTCACCCCAATATGATTTTCTTGACCAACTAATCTTTTCTATAATCTGATTCATTTGGTCGATATAAGGTGTAAATGCAATACAATTATAATTTACTGTCACATAACTTGGCATCACAACATTATGTGCTTCTTGTAATGGTTCATCATTTTCAAATAATGTAGAAGTTTGTGTAAATCTATTTTCTTTTGTATATTTTTTTAAAAATGTATAATTAGATGATGCTGGACTTATTGAACGAGCTAAAAAAGTATTATTTGTATCTTTAGTAAATGATGTTCTTTTAAATATAATCAAAGGTGTAATAAGTTGTCCTTTAACATCTCTTAAATACCCAAGTTTCTGAATTGATTTCCATCTCTCTGGGTTTGCATAATAAACAGGAACTTTTACTTTTTCATTATTATCCACTACAACTGGTTTTATTACTTCGTTAAAATAATACATTATAGCTGCATCAATATCCATTAAACCAATTGATATAAGTTTATCTTTATCATCAGTTCGAGTGGTGTCATACCCTCTGTTAAAATTCTCTCTCGTTGATAATATTTCTTCGTTTCTTGGTAAAGTCTTACTTCGTTCCATTAAATACTTCTCACTTCTTCAATGTTAAGATTACTTCGTCTTAACAAGTTAGCACTACATACGGTTGAATGAATGTGTTGTCCATCAAGTTGCTTATATTGTCCACCTACTAATTGATTTTCATTAATATTTGTTATTTCCCAATAAGCTGTAAACCACTCGATAACATCTCCTATTTCTAACACTAAACTTAAATCTCTTAAAGATTGTCTCACAAAAGAGAATGTTCCTGTCTGTCTTAAATCAGGACCAAATTCATCTGTATTATATGTCATATCATCTGATGCAACCAAACAAGCTAATTCAATTCCAGGTTTATAAACCTTTCCACTTGATGATTCACCATACATATTCGTTTCTGTGTTAGTTGCTGATATTTTATAAACTATCACAGTTTGGTCAATTATTCCACTATTGGCATTATTTAAATCACCGATAAGTTCTTTATTAACTCTATCAAATAAATCTAAATCTTTTTTTCCGAAAAATCGTGGGTTTGACATCTCTCACTCCTAACCTATATAGATTGGATATGGGACTCGTTTAAGTTTTTCTTGTAGAAACTCTGATTCATCTTTGTCCGCTTCAAGTAGTGCTCTACGAGAAGTTTGGTCAAGCATTTCTCTAAGTTGTGTAACAAGAACTTCTTTTTCCGCGGATGCTTCATTTCGTAAAGTGTCTCCATCTAAACTTGTTTCAGCACCTGGGATTGGCAATGCTCCATACTTACTTCTAATTATTCCAAGTAGTTCTTTTGTTAGAGCTAAACCATATTTTCTTATCCATTGTCTTCCCACATCATTAATACTTCCATAAGTCATATTATCATATGGTGCGTTGGAAAAGTCGGAAATTACATCTGAACTTCCTGAGTATTCTGTAACCATTACATTATCCCTATCAGCCGTAACAACATAGTTAAAGTGTAATTTATAACCTGATGTTGGTTTAGGGAAAATTCTTAATTTATTATTTCTTAACTGAAATGTATATGCTGATTTTCTGATTTGGTCATTTAACTCAATCGCTTGTAATCTCAACATATCTGCGTATACTGGCATCATCAAAAATGATACTGCGGGGGAATAATTACCAAATCCAAATTGGTCTAACATATTCATTGTTCCAGCTCCAGTTCCAGCATAAGGGTCAAAATATCTTTGAACTGCTGGTGACTCTTGGTAAAACACTTTCTTTAATTCTATTGCGTTACCACTTTCACTCGCTTCTGCGAATAAAGCATTTAAATCATAATCTTGTGAACCACTAATTACATCAATAGAACCAGATTTAATATCTACCAAACCACCTACACCAGCTTCTGTTCCGTAAGCTTGTGATAAGAATACACTTCTTCCCAAATTCGGGGTTATTCTCTTATGAGTTAAATTTGATGATGTTGGTTGTCCTTGTAAGGAAAGTAAATTGTCTTTAATATTATATTGATTTACTTGTGCTGAATATTCAGTCACCGATTCCTCTAAGCAAGCATAAAATTGTTTGTCTTGTAATTCCACATTCATTAGTGGATAACCTAATCTTTTTGAACACCAGTCAGCGAACTTTGGAGCTTCTGTTTGATAAGTTGAATCGTCATCATAAGTTCCAAATGGTGTATTACCACTAACTGCTGAACCTGAACCAGGCCATATTGGTTCTTGAGCCATATATTTTTCTCCGTTAAATATTCTATAAATAAATATAAGAAACTTATAAAAACCACTATTATAACAAACAAAAAACCCCCAGCGAACTGGGGGTTTTTCTTAGTTGTTAATTAAAAATTAACTACTCGACTTCTGTAATGTTATTTATTACACTTTGTCTACATCTGCAACGATAACTTTACCATAGAATTCGCTTCTGACCATTTTCTTAGCGTATCTGGTCATCACTCCTTTTCTAGGTGTGAAGTTAGTTGGGTCGTAAACAAGTGGTGTCATAATTAACGGCACATATGGTGAATACACAGCACCAGTTTCTAAGAAGTTAGAACCTCTGAATCCTACTAGGATTGAGTTTTCTTGCATATAAGGGTTCTTGTATACATTGAATCTATTGTTTAATAGACCAACTTTTTGAACACCCATTGCGTAAGAACTATCTACAGCACCATCTGAAGTTGTTGCATATCCAGGAATAGATTCTAGGATTGTTGCAGTTTCAGGTGAGATTACTATAAAGTTAGCTCCTCCTCTTAGAGTTTTCTGATGAATTGCATTAGATACTGATTGTATCTTGTTTCCAAGTGTCTGGAACCATTCACCTTTTGTGTAAGCACTTGCGTTAGTAGCAGTGTTCTTAAATAGACCACCTTCAAACTCACGACCTACGAATGCTGACCATCTTTCTGTCTTAGCGGAAGCACCTGCAATCAACATATCAAGAATTTCTAAATCAATTTCCATTGAAATGTATTCACTTAATAGTGATGTTAGTTCTGCTTCAGCGTCAACTGAATGGTAAGCGTTCAAGTCTTGAGCAAGTTCAGGAGTCCAAACTGCTTTTAACTTACGAGTTTTCGCTACGATAGCGATACTTCTTAATGCTATATCGATTTCTGGAATTCCAGCGTCTGACTCTGCACCTGTTCCACTTGCTGTAGCCTCAAAGTCACCTCTAGTTGTATCTGTTGGTGCTTTGTGGTATCTAATACGCAATTTTGTAGAATCTTCATACAATGTAGCAGCTGCTGGGTCAACGATAAATCTCACATTTGAACCTGTTGCAAAGTTGTAAGCTGGGTATTGAGCTGTTAAGTCCGCTCCAGCTGAACCTGATAGTTCAAACGCTCTTACACCGTCAAAATCACCACCTGTTAGCACTGATTTAGCGATAATAATCTGTCTTAGGTCACCAAATGAACCACTTAATGATGGTTCAAAGTCAACATCACTAAAGTTTACTGATGCTGTTGAATAAGAAGCAGATGTGATATCTAATGTAGTATCGTTTACTGAGTAACCGAACTTACCCGCACCATAAAGTCCTTCGGTTGCATCACCAGAAGCTGATGTTACACCGTGGACATTTGTGTCTGCGTCGAAGTTTGGTTGGTCTGTACCGTATCTGAAATCAAGATAGAAAATAAGACCTGATGGTAAATTCATTGGCTGAACTGATACAAAATCTTGTGCAGCTAATTCACCAAAAATTCTACGAACTAAAGGTAGAGCAACACCTGACCATTGTTCAGTATTTGAACCTGTTCCAACTTGGGAAGCTTCTTGGACAAGTTGATTTGCTTGGTTTTCAAGCAACACTGCCATACCACTTCTTTGTGATTCAGTATCAATACCTTCTAATAGACCAGTTGGCTCCCATTTGGAAGTCAGTTGTCTAGTTTGTTCTAAGAGTTGTTTGTGTGGATTATTACCATCAAGTAATTGATTGATGTTTTTTAAATCTGACATTTTCTTTCTCTCCGATTTGATTAATTTGTTTAATTATATAAAATACTATCTTCGGGATATTATCTTATACTAAGTTTGCAAGCTTTCTGAATCTGTTTTTCATCTCAGCGCCTTCAGAAAGAACTTCTTTCTTCGGTGCAGTTGATGCAACAGGTTTAGATGCTTGACCTTTACTCTCGTTTACTCTTTTATTACCA